ATTCTTTGGCAAAGTAGGATAAGTTTTGTCATTAAGACCACCATCTTGCTTTTTACCAAAGTTCCATTGATACTCTAGGAATAAGTCAAGAGGTTTCTTGTCATATCCAATAGGTAATAAAGCACACACTCTTGCAGCATAATCAGCAAAACTTACTACTGGAGTTGCAAAGCTAGCTTTTAACCCTTCTTCAGTAACACCAACAGCTTTCAAATAATGAGTTACTGTAGCATTTTGTTGAACAATAAGAGTATTAAACCCAGCAATGTACTCAGCAGAAGCTTTATCTGTAATTTCAGCATTGTTTTTGTCAACAACTCTACTTACAGGGTTAATCCACTCTTTGTAACTTCTGTCTCCAACTTTTACTTCAATCTCAATAGCTTCTCTTGGTTCTTGACCAGCTTTAGCTACATTAGGACTGTAAGCAAATTTTGCTAAAGTTGCTACTCCAAAGTTTCCACCAAATTTAGCTCCACTTTTAGTTTTTAATGATTCATCTGAATCTGATACAAATCCGTATCCTTGTAATTGTGACATATTTAGTCTTTTAATTAATTAAACAATTCTTAGTTCCAGTCTGATGTGTCTGGAGCTGTAGCTTCAACCTCATTTCCAGGTCCTTGAGCAACTTCTTCAACAATAGCTTCAAGAACTACTGCTTCAACAACTTCAGCAACAGGAGCTTCAGAGTTTACTTGAGCAACATCATTGATGTCTTCAGTATCATCTTCAAGTTCAATACCTGAATATTGTTTCTTAGCTTTTCTGTTCTTTAATTTAGGGTGATCCCAAACCATTTTCTTCATGTCAGATTGAGTTCTACCATAGTGCTCAGCAATTTCTTTTCTGCTTTTACCTTGGTCTAACAAACCTAAAACATCACTAATAGTGATTCTTAAAACTGGTGCTGTAACAACAGCATTTTCTACTTGTGCACTTTCTTGTGACATAATGTATAAAATTAAAATTAAAAATTAATAACCTTTGCTTTGTTCTTTCCATTGTCTTTCTGCTTCCTCTTTTTCAGGATCTACATCAACAATGTCTTCTTTTTTACTCCAATTTCCTCTTACTAAAGCCAAAGCAACAATAGTAATTATAGCTCCTACAATGAAACTAAGGATATGGGTTAGCCAACTATCCATAATACTCAGCAATTTTATCAACAACATAACCTAAATCATTAGGAATAAATTGTTGGTCAAACATACCAATAGGAGATTTTGCTGAAGAATATTGCTCATTTTCATTGGTCAAGAACTCTTTAACAGCTTTCTTTGCAGTAGCATCATATCTACTAATACCAATAAGAGTAATATCTACTTTACCCTCTACAGTCAAATACTCATCACTTGTTTTGTAAGTTGCTATTTAGTTAAGAGATTAACCTTAACACAACATACCCTTATATTTCTATAAGGAATCGACTATATCTTCATAATATTGCCATTTATAACCTTTATAGCTTTTTAAATTACCTTTACACACAGTACAAATATTTCCTCTAAAAATACTTATTTGTTTTTGTGTATCTGCACCTAAAGCTATACTTGCTTCTGCAAGACTGTCAAACACTACTTTGTTATTTTCTTTATCAATTCTTACTACTTTTTTAGCTGTCTTTAATTTTTGTTCTCTAGATTGTTTTTTACCTAAATTGTATTGTCTCAATTTTTCTTTAGTCACTTCAGATAATATTTTACCTTTGTGAGATTGAGAAATTTTTAATGCCCTTTCTGTATAATCTATTTTACCTTCATCAATAAGCTTTTTCATAGTAATTGACCTTTGCAATCTTTCTGATTCTGAATAGACTCTCCCTGTTCCTCCTATACCTCCACTACAAGTGTTAGTTAAGTTTTCAAATTGAGTTATCCAATAAATCTCTTTTTCCTGCCAATCTTCAAAATTAACCTCCTCTATAAGTTCAATTAAAGGTCTAAGACCTATAAGAGATAAACCTGTTATCCAAGCCTCTTTGTGAGTTTTATTTTTGTTTTTTATTGAAGTAGTAACGTGCATAGATAATCTATGCTTTAGTGTTTTTTCTGTCTTACCTACATACCTTACTTCTAATGAAGTAGGGTCTATAAGTTTATATATTTTTACTGTTTTCATAGTACAAATATACAAAACATCTGGTTATATGCAAAATTTATGTCTACCATTTCCAAAGAAAATAATCACTTTTCTTTGTACTCCTCCACAACAGAGGATAGTCTGTGAACCTTACCCATAACATTTTAAGTCTTAGGGTCTTGGCTGCTGATTGCCCATTGACCATCTCTATAATTTTTAGCATTCACACTTACCTTTTCAAGTTATGTTGTAGCTTATAGAGCTTTAGGGTATCCCAGCAGTTAGATAGATAATGGCTGATGTTACGCAACCATCTTACCTGTAGCTTTGTACTTCATATAGATTCTACCATCAGCACCTGGAACATTGTCACCATGAGCTAAAATGATAACATTTTTACCTGCTGCATCTAGTTTTTCTATGGCATCAAAGATTTTACCCATAAAATAACCAATCTGCTTAGGTGCATCCCAACCCTTTGCCAAGGCATTAGCCATAAACCAATTCTGCATTACATAGTTTGAATCATCCCATACAATATTTTTATATGGACTAGCTACTAAGTTTAAGAATATAGCTTCTATATCTTTTGCATTGTCAGTAATAACTCTTCTACCTGTTTTTAAATCAGGCATTGTAGTAATTGGATATGCTGTTCCACTTCCTCTAAAAGGAAGAGGTTTTGAAGTAACTGATATTAAATAAGTTTCTTCAGGGACTAAACCCTTAATACCTAATTCAGGTATTTGTCCAATACTTGTGGACTTTCCAAACCCACTAGGGGCCAAAACCAAAATCTTTGGCATACTTTTTCTTTTAAATAGTTAAAGGTTCAAATCTTTTAACATCACCATACATGTTGACTCTAAAGTGTTGAGGACAAACACTATGTCTAGATTCAACTAAATGTATGGTTCTCATAAATGGATACAAAAGAGATTTATCAGGTCTTCTAATAGGAGTTCCAAAGTGTTTAGTCAAGTTAAACTTGTCATCATTTGGATTAAACATTGTAAAGATATAATTACTATCTTCACTTAGATTACCTGTCTCTTTAATATCATCAGATTGTGGAAACAATCTGTCATCATCATACTGCCTTCTTCCAATATCACTAAGTGCTCTATTCAGGTGGATAATATGCACAAATGTGAAATTACAAGTGTTTCTAAACTCTACAGCATACTCTGAGAACTTATCTACAGTTTCTTTCATCTTAAAACCTCTTTCAGGTAATAGTTTTCTTAAATGGTCAGTAATGATAATAACATACTTAGCAGGATTTTTAGGTTTATAACCAATCATTCTTTGAAAGGTTACCCCATCCTTAACAGTAGTTCTATACAAAAATTCTCCATTTTCTCTAGCATAACCTAAAAGATAATTTCTGATTCCTGTAGGGTTGTCCTTGATTTCCAAGAACTTAATTATACCCTTAGAAACTTTTTCTCCCTTTTCATTATACTCACCAAATAAAGGAATTATTCTAGTTCTATAAATGACTTTAATCATAGAGACTAAATCATCAGAAACTCTAATAATCTCTTTAGGAGCATCAGGATTTGCAGTATCATATTCTAATTCGCCTTTTAAAAAGGCAGAGGATAAAGATACAACATTTTTCTCTTTATAAGTCTTTCCAGCAGGTAAAGTTATCCAATAAATACCAAAATCTTTGTTAAGAAAATGGGCAACAAAATCGAATTCTTTACTTACTCTGTCAATCTCAAAAGAGTTGTAGATAAACTCAACATCAAGTAACTTACCATTAAGACTTTCATACTCTGTATTGAGAGCATTTCTAGTATCAGGGTCAGCCATTGTTTCAAGTTTAGTGGCAATTGCTTCCATAGAAGCATTAATTTTGGCATTATGGTCCAATACATAGACAGCAGGTTCTATACAAAAACCTACATCTACAAAAGTTGACTTCCCCGATTTGTTATCTCATAGACTCTTTATTCTATGACTCTGCATTTTCTTTTGTTATATATGCAGTCCAGACTATATCATCACACCTTAGTGTGCCCTGAGCTCGTGTCACTTTACCATCTACAGCATTATCTGTTTAGACTCCATGTGTTAGTCGTTGAACCTTTATTGTATTTCTACAATACTTGGCTGCTGATTGGCTACTTCTAGCTATCCCAGCAATTCACAGGGTTTTACAAGGGCTTATTCCTTATATAAAAATACAAAACCTTTCATTTGTTTGGCTTTACCATAAAGTACTCTTTGAATAGATGTTCTGTGAAGTCTTGTACTTCTTGAAGTTTCCATTATACTTGAGTATTCTGCAATAAAATTACCTTCTAAATCTGTTTGCACTATTTTTTTAGCACAATTAATAGATAGTTTTCCTTCTTGATACAACCTTTTTCTTGTTACAGACATTTGTTGTTTCATTGAATCAGGAACTTTATAGTTTACAACATCTTTATAGATATTATAAACTGGATTGTACTTGTTAATGTAATATTGTTCCCTAGATAAAAAATCTTGATCACAATACTCTAATACACTAAATTCAAGTACTTCTATTCCATAACTATTTACAGCTTCTTGAAGTCCTTTATTTGCATGTTTATTATGCTTTAAAAGAGAGTTATGTTTAGTAAATCTATTCCCTAAATTAGTAGAATGACCTATATACATTTCTTTTGTTACTGTGTTTTCAATACAGTAAATACCTTGATTTTGAAAGATTAGTTTTTCCATAAAACAAATGTAATAAAAATATTTTACATCTGCTCCTAAAAGAACATTTTTCTTTAACCCTTTGGGGCAGCTCCAACAGTGTAAATTCTTCCTCTTTGGATTCCATTAATTGCCTGTGAGATAGTCTTCAAGCCTTCCCCCATAGGAAGGCCTTTATTACTACCTTTTTGACCTGCTTCAAATGCTGCTCTAAAATTCATTATTGCATTCTTGAAGTTATGTCAACACTATCATTAGTAGAAGTATCAGCAATAGCTTGCCTGTATCTTTCTACCCAACCTTCAAGTGCTGAAGTTCTATCTCTACCTACACCTTTACTTATAAAGTAATGAGATGAGGTAATGTATTCAGCATTAGTTAATGTTCTGAAATACATCTTAGTTGCTCCAATGACTTCTTCTTTTCTTACATCAGGGTTGTCAGCAAAAAATGCTTTCATCCTAGTAATACAGTCTTTGTCTGGAGCTTTTCTTTTCTTATTAATATTGCCAAATTCTGCATTCCATTCTTTAACCCAATCCCATTTAGTTTGGCTTTCTCCTTCAAATAAAGGAATATGCCAAATTATTTCTCTATTAGTACCAATACCAAGAATGTTAGTAACATTTAGTTTTTGCACTAAAAGAAGAGGGACATAAGTAGGTTTACAATCAAAATAAATAGCTAAAAGATAAGCTGTTGCATCATTTACAGGAATATTAAATCTTTCTAATACTTCCTTAATTTGTGGATTTATTTTCATCAGTCTTTTTTAATTTATTAATGGCTATTTCAACTTTTTCAATTTCTTCAAGAGTAAAAGTTTCATTACTTAAATTTAGAACATAAATACCAGGCATACTGTGCATAGCACTAGGATTTGTAAGTCTAGGGGATTCCTTAAGTTTCTCAATAGAAATAGGAGTTACTTTGCTTTTTCCCTTATAAACAAAGTATTTTACATAACCCATTATGTGTATAGTTGTTTAAAATTAGGAAATCTTACATATTCTACCTTAGATTGATCTAAGTTCTCAATAGCATTTTCTAACCATTTCTCATCTTGAGTTGATTCTGAAACTACTATGTACAAATGAGCTTCATGACCAGGTCTAAACCTAATCAATCTCCCAATTCTTTGTACCAAATCTTTCTCCTTAGAGTTTAACTGACCTATGATGCCTGAATCAACACCAGGAAAGTTATGACCTTCCATTTTTATTAACTTTATGTCTCCATAAAGATTAGACTATATCATTATTCTATCCATTTTTTATGTTTAGTGAAAGCTTTTCTGCCTGATTCTGGGGTTTCTTTGTTTTTGTATTTCCAAATAAATCCTCCACAAGTAGCAGACCTTCCTCTAAGATTATTCTTTATTGAGTTTCTTGCCAAGCCTAATGCTACAGTAGCATCTCTTATACAATTCCACTCTTGTATTATATCTCCAGATAAAGAAAATTGTGTTATAGGGGTAAACTTAGCTTCTGAACTTCTTTTAATAGAATCTTTGTCTTTTTTAAAGACACCTTCTCCCCCACTTGTAGAATTTACAAGTTCTGTTCTTTGCTTATAATAACTTACCCAATACTTTTCTCTAACAATCCAATCTTCTGTTTCTTCTAATAACTCTATTTGAGGTTTTAACTTCAACTCAAGTAATTGTTTAATCCAGTTTACTTTTCTTGTTCCTGAAAGATGTCTAGCATCCCATACATGCCCTGTTAACCTCTTTTTAAGAGTACTTACAGTTGCACCAACATATCTTACACTGTTGTTTCTAGGGTCTTTTAATACATAAATTTTAATCATTGTGTCCTTAGCTTTAGGACACAAATATAGATAAAATACCTCCCTTTTCCAAATAATTTCTATTATTTGTACTCTACTCCCTTCCATGAAAGCTCATGTGGTTTTGATAGTCGTTGAACTTTTCCCATTTTACAGGGGCTTAGCTGCTGATTGCCCATTAGCCATCCTTGTAATTTTCAAACATTCAAGCTTAGATTTTCATCTTACTTTGTAGTTTACAAGGCTTTAGGGGTTTCCAGCAATTAAAGAGGTTTAAAGTGAACTAAGGTTAATTCACTGCTTTTACACAAGATAACCTATTGATTCTTTCACTCTTGAAATCATCATAAGCTACACTAGTGGATTTAGAGTGATAGAATGTAGGACAAACTTCTTCAGCTTGTTCTATATTACCACAAAAAATAAGTGTTCTATCTTCTTTAGGAATTACTTTGTCAAGTAAAAATTTAATTACTTGAGTTTTAGAAGGAATCTTGTAGATAAATTGCATTCTACCTAGAATAGCAAACTTCATCTTAGCCTTACCTTGAGGAGTTTGATCCCCAAAACAAGCTTGAACTCTCTTATTCCAATAAGCATAACAAGCTGCTTCAGTAGTCATAAAAGGATTGGCTTTGTTTCCTCCTGGAATATTCTTTGTAACATTGTCCAAAGGCACTGTAATAACAGTAATCTTATATGGTGCTACAAAGCCTAATCTTACAGCTTGGTCTAAAGTAAGCTCATAAACAAGTTTAATATTTAATCTTCTAAGTATTTCTACTTTAACAGGGTCATTAGGAGGAGTTGCAGTAAGTAATACTACTCTTTCTACTTGATTATCTGTAAAGAATTCAGATGCTAACTCTGTAATATTATGGCCTTCATCTAAGATTGCAATAGGATACTCATTACCTCCAATTTTAGAAGCAGAAGCATAACAAAGTCTTTCAGTATGTTTCCAAATATTTCTTGCTTCCCATTTTTCAAACTCTTCTTTCCAATTTTCATCTCTAAGCTTTTCAGTAGGAACTAAAAGAGCAGCATGATAATCGTGTTCAGGGTTAAAATAATATTTAGCAACTTCTACTGCTACTCTAGACTTACCTGAACCTGTGGCCATAGCTACCATTCCACCATTGTTATTCACAACAGCTTGTATGGCTTCATTTTGGACTTTTTCTCTAACTTTATTGACAAATTCAGTAACAGCTAAGGGTTCTGTAATATTCTCTCTTAAAGCTTCTATTTTGTCAATATAAGTTAAAATTGATTTTGGGTTTTGGAAGAGCACCTCTAACTCTCTAAAATACTTTCTCATGCTAAAAACTGTTTAGTATATCCTATTGGTAGGATAATTGATTTTAATTTTTGTTTGACTCCTTGAGCCTTTAATCCTTCTGCTGTAGCTATAAAATAAGGATTCTTTTTGTCTTTAATACAACTTAAAGGAAATAAGAAATGTGCTTGTAATTCTTCAATAATTTCTGTTTCTGAAGCTCCTCCTTTTAGTACTGCTATAGGTTGAGCTAAGAAGAAAGTAAAAATGTCTGTGTAATTAATGACTTTCTGCATAATTAAAATTTAATAAGTTACTCTGAATTACACTAATGAGACTCCGCATAATTGTTTCCAATATCTATACTTATTCCTAATGGTACATTTAATTTAAGTACTTGATTAGTAATTTCTATAGCTTTATTAAGTTTATCTTTCACTTGTTGTTGCTCTG